TTGCAGACCGGTGTAACCGGCGACCTTCTGAAACTTGCCGGTGTACGGTTTGCCGTCGTCGTCGTACAACTGCTGCGACGTTATGTCGCCAATGCCGATTTTGCCGCCGTTTCCCCAGGCAAACGATACGGCCTGGATGCCCAGGCGCAGCGCCCAGACGCTCGTGGCGGTCGATTCGGTCGTTCCGCCGGCGTCGACGACCATATCATCGTCGCTGTTGTCCAAGATCGACGCCAAGCCGGCGAATCCCGACGCGTTGGCCGAAACGCCGTAGTAAATCTGCGAGCAGAGCGCCCGCATCGCCGCGCGGAAGTGGGCGTCTCTCTGTTCGGCGATCGGGTCGCCCCAGTCGACGCCTTCCACGGCCGCGTCGTCGATATCGAACGACCCGTCGAGGTAGTAGCATTGCACCGTGCGCCTTACGATCGTCCCGACGTTCCGCGATCGACCGGTGTTGATCGGGCGGAAGCCCGCAGTGGGGTCAGCCGTCCTCACGATTGTGGAATACGCGGTTTCGTTGACCGCGCCGGCCGGGAAGACGCGTATCTCGGGAAATCGCTTGCCGACCTCGACGATCATTCCGACCGCTTCCTCGGACGAATTGATCGCCACAACGTCGGCGGATGTCATTCTTACAGCCATTTTTCAATACCTTATTTTCAGTTTCACGGTTAGTCGCCGCTTCGACATCGCCCGGCGGTACGCGGGCCGGATTTTTTTTTGTGTCTCGAATCGCGGCTCGTTATCGCCCGGGCCGCGGCCGGGCCGGAATTTTCGTCTGTTTTTTTTGCTCGACTATTTGCGCTCGCGCCGCCGGTTGAACGCGGCCCGGGCGCGGTCCTCGTCGCCGTCGAACGCGTCGACCAGGGCGGCCAGTTCGCGTTTTTCGGCCTCGGACTCATCGCCGGCGGCGGAGAACTCGACGGGGTCTTTCAGTCCGCGGTCGGCCGTCGCGGCGGCGAGCTTCTTCTGCAGGTCCGCGTTTTCGGCCTTCATCGCCGCGGCGTGCCTTTCCATCGCCTCGGCGAACGTCAGGCCCTCGGCGAACCACTTCACGCCGTTGTCGGCGCCGAACGCCTCGGCGTAACGCCCGACCTCGGCGCGTACGGATTTCACCGAAACGTAGATTTCGCCGTCGTTGACGACCAGTTTCGACAGTTCGGCGGGCGCTTCCTTGGTCGGTTCCTCGGTCTTTTCCTCGGTCTTTTCCTCGGTCGCTTCCTCGGTGGTTTCCTCGGTCTTTTCGTCGACCGCTTCCTCGGTCTTTTCCTCGGCCGCTTCTTCGGTCTTCTTTTCAGGCTTATCTGCCATTTTTTCCATTTTTTCGGTTCCTTGTGTCTGGAGGATCGATACGGCGACCTCGCGGTCGTCCGTCATTTTCGAGTTTGTGTTCATGTCCGCGCCGTACGGGCAAACGGCCACGCCGCGGAGGTTCCATTTGCGGAAAACGGTTAGTGGACCGAACATTTTGCGTCCGTTGATCTCGACCTCGACGCCCTCGTCGACTTCCTCGACGACGTTCTGGCCGCCGCCGAAATCGATACTCGCCTCGTATGGCACGCCGGCGCCGCACTTGGCGACGATCTCCGAGGCGCGGTCGGTGTCGGTAAACGGGGTTATCCGTCCCCGGCAAACCAGAGCGCCGCTTTCGGTAACGAACTCGTCGAGGTAGCCGATCACGTCCGCCCAGTCGTGGCAATAGTCGCAGGGGAGGGTGGGTTTATGCAGTTGCATACCGGCCAGATCATGCACGACACGGCCCCAATACCAATGCGAGATCGGTTCGCCGCTGCGGGCGACGATCTCGATCGGCACGGATTTTTCGTTATCGTCGCCGTCGCCGGCGGCGAATCGGCACTCGCCGGCGTTGAAGCGGAGGGCGGCGGCCGGAACTTTCCGGAAGGCGTTTTTCGTTTCGTTTTCATTCATCGCTCGCTCCGTTCGTCCCGCCGGCCGCTACCGGGGCCGGGGGCGGGTATTTTTTGTCGAGGTCGGCTTGCTTCTTGCGGATGTATTCCTCCTCCGCGAACGCCTCGTCGACCACTTCGCGGAAGTCGCGACCTTGCGTTTTGAGGACGGCCGTCCGGGTGGTAAGATTCTTGTCGATCGCCAGGGCGTCGGCCTTCGTTTCCTGGAGGGGGTTCCACCAGGGAAGGCCCTTGGCGATCCACTCCCAGGGCCGCTTCGACACGTCGAGGGAGTCGGGCAGCAGTCCGTCGAGTTTCCACAGGCCCATCCGCCAGGCCGTAACGCGGTCGCGCAGCAGCCGGGCGGTCTGGCGTTTCTGTTCGGCGGAAAACAGGTATTGAATCAGCGCGCCGCGCGACTGATAGTAATTGCCGGCCCGCTCGTCGTAAAACGAGTAGGGGATATCGAGGCATTTGATCGCCGAGGCGATCATCGACTCGGTAAACGCCGCGAACTGGCTCGACGGCGCGTTTTCCGACAAAATTTTCGCGTCGTCGCCGGGGTCCATCTCCAGCTTGAACGGTCCGCCGCCGACCTCCATCGAATAGCGCTCTTCCGTCGCGTCGGCGTCGTCGGCCTCGCCGTCGGCGGCGTTGGCGGTGTCGGCGGTTATCGGTCCCATCGCCTCGGCCGCCTGGCGGGTCACGATCAGCCCGAAAATCTGCGCGAGCTTGGCTTTGGCCAGGGCGTAGGTCCAGTTTTCGTAACAGTCCTGCAGCGTGTTTATCGCCGGGGCCAGCGGGGAGATCCCGCGGACCTGGTCGAACCGCTCGAAAAATCCGTGTGGAATCACGTACTTGGCCGGCACGATCCGGGCGAACTCGAAGCCGCCGGCGTCGCGGCGGTTGCACAGGCAGTATTGGACCGCCCGCCCGGTGGTCGTTGTCTTGATTCCGTGGGTCCAGTCGGCGGCCTTCATGTCGAGCGGTTTCTTGTACTGCGGATCGCGGATGCGGTCGCCCTCGATCGCCTGGAGCCGCCCGTTGGAAAGTTTGACAAAAAACACGTCGCCGTCGAGCGTCGCCGAGGACTCGGCGATCCGCATCAGTTTTGAAAAGCAATGTCGCCCGGCGGCGTCGCAGTTTTCAGGCGCTTCGTACCACGCCATAAGCTCCTCGATCGCCCGGTCAAGTCCGGCGTCGCCGGTCCGCGACTGGAAAGTGAAGCTCGAAACGAAATCCAGGTGTTTACGGATCATCCATCCGGCGATGGCGAAATTTCGACGGATGTCGCGGGCGGTGGCTACCAGTTTTTTCCGATCGCCGGACGCGAGAATCTTGTCCTCGGATTTAACGTTCGTAAGCGGCGCCCGGCGGCGCTTGGCGTCGCGGACGGCGTCGTATGACAGCCGCGTCGGCGCGGCGATCGGCGTGGCCTTTCGGCGGCGGGAGGATCGGCGCGGGTTTCGCAAGTTAGTTGCCATAAAATGTAGAGATCAAAAACCGTCGAGTTTAATCCGGCAGAGCGTCGGGTTGGCGCCGTTTCGCCGATTGCGGCGGCGCTCCCAGGCGTTGAGCGTTTCGAGGCCGTCGGCCAGGACGGTGGTCTGCCCGTCGACGGTTACGGACTTCACGCCGACGCCCTGCTTGGCGAGCGCCTTGGCGGCGGTTATCGTTTCTGTCGTGTCGGTGTCTGCCATGCACATAAAAATACGGCCGCGCCTCGCGTCGAGACAACGGCCGCTTTGGGGTAAATGCGACTCAGTCGCATTTTATTTTTCGCGCGGTTTTCGCAGGATCGCGAACTCCCGGCGGGCGTCGGACGGGTCGGCGACCTGTCCCCATCGCTCGACGGCGAACCGTCCGCACGCGAAAACGCCGACCTTCACGGTGAATCCCCGCGGATCGTGCGATTCGAACACGCACAGGCCGCCGGGTTTCAGTATCCGGTCGCACCGGCGGCCGTATTCGTCGAGGGCGGTCCGGATCCATCGATGGGCGGCGAATGACAGGACCACGTTATACGCGGCGGCGGCGATCTCCGGCAAAACCTCGTCGGCGTCGGCGCAGTCGAATTCGACGTTGCGCAGGTCGAGCCGATCGGCGATCTGGCGGGCGATGGCGATCGACGCGGCGTCGTTATCTATGCCGTTGACCTTCCGGCAGAGCGGCGCGACCGCCGCGGCCATCGCGCCGCAGTTGCAGCCGATGTCCAGGACTCGATCGGTCGGTTTTACCAGGTCGGCCAGGCCGTAGGCGCGGAATCTCAGGCGGGAGTCGCGCCGGCCGGGAATGCCAAGCTGCGGGACCGTCTGGTAGAGGCCGCCGTTTCGCCCGACGTGGCGGGTCCCGCCGGCGTGGTACGCCTCGATCAAGTCGGCGTTTTTCGCCAGGTCCGACGCCGGGAGGATAACGGCGGCGACCTTCCCGCCGCGAACGTCGAGGCGCAGGTCCGGGCCGTAGAGGTAATGGAGGATCGCGCATCGATGCCGCCCCTCGGCGACGATCCAGCTACCGCCGGCGTCGCGCTGGATCACGACCGGGCCGCCGGCGCCCGGGTCGAAACCGACGCAGCGGATCGATGCCAGCATCGCCCGGAAGCCGGTCAGGCGCGCCTTCGCCTCGGCGACGAACGATTGATGGGGCCGTCGGCGGTAGGCGTGGATTTCGAACGCCGACTGCCAGAATTCGTCGACGAGCTCGTCGGCGTCGAGCGGAAGGGCCTTCGTAAACGGATGATCGGCCAGCGGCACGAATCCGTCGAACGCGTGTTTCGACTGGAGGTCGCCGAGGCGGACTGTTTCTGTCGGTCTGTCTCTATACTTTGACATCTGCTGCTCCTTTGACGTTCGGGACTGTGCGTGTTTTTCCGAGGGCGGAAACCTCGCCGATATGCTCGACGTGGCCGACGAGCGTGTAGGCCATGTCGTAACCGGCGGCCAGGTGGCGTTTGGCCATGCCGCGCTCGCCGCGGGAATCGACCGGCAGCGACGATCGGACCGCGGCCATATCGTGCAGCGACGGGTTCCACGCGAAATTGCCCCAGTGCGATTCGTAATAATTCTGGTAGTTTTTCGGACCGGTCGGCCGGCCGAGCGGATCGTGGAGGCGGTATAGAAAAGTCTGGCCGCCGGGCGTCTGCGAACGGATCACCGGAGCCGGCCAGTATCGGTAAGTTACGCATTTTGTCGACGGCCGGTCGCTTAGGATATCGAACGCCCTGGAGATCATCGGCCCGCCGCGTTTGGTCAGCCAGTCATCCTCCCACAGCAGCGCGTAGGGCGTATCGATATCGTTGAGCATCGCGTTTCGCGCCTCGTGGTATTGGAGATCGGACGACAGCGGCACGATCTCGAAATCGGCGTATCGCCGGACGATCGCGTCGCGCACCGCCGGCGGCGAGGCGTGGTCGTATATCGTCCGGGTCGTTATCCGGGCGATGTCCTCTTTATCGCAGCATCGGAAAAACGATTCGATCGTCCGGCTCAGCAGATCGATCCGGTCGCGCGTCAGAACGGCGAACGTCAGGCCGTCGGCCAGGGTCGGAGGCGCGGGGATCGGCGGCGGCGAGTCGATGTAGTTCGGCTGGTCGCCGGCGGCGTTTCTCAGGTTAATCTCGCCGCGGTAATTCGCGCGGGAAAACGACCGCTCGGTGCGGACGTGGAAAACGTGGATCAGCGGAAACTCGAAAACGTCTCGGCGCTCGATACCGGCCGCGGCGATCCGCGCGTGGAGGATGTCGTCCTCCCCTCCGTAGCCGATGCATCGTTCATCCCATCCGCCGATCCGCCGCCAGTTGTCGGCGCTCATCGCGTTAAACGAGCCCTTGCACTGGCGGCGGACGGGCAGGTCCATCCATCGGCCCCACCGCCGCGATTCAATTTCGTCCGGCGGCACGTCGCGGCGGCCGATCCACACGTGGCGGTCGCCGGTCTCGGCGGCCAGGTAGTCGATCAGGCCGGCGGGGATAATGTAATCCGCGTCGGTGCAGGCTATGATTCTCGCGCGGCCGACCAGTTCGCGGATCCCGGAGTTTTTGGCGGCGGCAAGGTTAAAATTCGCGCCGCGGCCGAAACGCGCCGCGTCGGCGTCGTCGCGGTCGACGACGACCACTCGCCACGAGGCGCGGGTCGATTCGTGTTCTGATATCGAGTTGACCAGTCGCGCGGGAATGTCCGGCGTCATGTCGACGGCCGGGACCACGATGCCAACATCCACGGATTCGTCTGTAGTCGCGTTACTGTATTCCATTTCTTTTGTACCTCGCTCGGTTTGCTGCGCTCGTCTCGATAGTTTGCCAGTCGTCGCCGTATTGGTGGCGGCGATGGACAAGAGCGCATTGGTATTTCGTCAGGATGCCGCACGTGTAAACGTCGCCATATTCCTCGGCGATACGGCGTATGAAATCGAGATCGGAAAAGCCGCGACCGACGTACTCCTCGTCGAACTGGAGCCCCCTAGATCTCAGCCATCGCCGTTCGATCGTAAACTGCGAATTGCCGTACCGTTTCGACGGCGGCCAGAACGCCGGGTCTTGATCGGCGGCGGGGTTCCGGTCGACCGTACCGTAGGCCTCGTATCCGCGCGGCAGGGAGTCGTACCCTTTGAACGCCGCGGCATAGTCGCGCGGGTGGCGGCCGTAGTTGGCCGGAACGTAACGCACGCGGTAGGCCAGCCGCGTATAATGCTTCGCGACGCGAACGACGGCCATAAAGAGCGGACCGACGATCGCGTCGGCGTCCAGGAACGTAATATATCGTCCGGCGGCGACGGCCAGGCCGATATTCAAGAGTCGCGGCTTGTTGAAGATCGGCATTATCGAAATGTCCTCGCATTGCACGGCGAACGGCCAGCGCTTCAAATCTGGTAGGACGGCCGATCCGTTATCGACGACGATAACCTCAAAGTCGCCGACGCCGGGCGAAAACTCCGCCGACCGGGCGATCGACGCCAGGCAGTCGGCCAGGTTCGCGTTGCGGTTGCGGTGCGGTATGATTATTGAATGTTCCATGTTTGACCTCAGATGTACTCCCAGTCGTATCTCGCCTGGCCGCAATCGGCGCAGGTCGTCCGGCGCTTGATGATCTTCGTGCAGTCGTTCCCGGTCGGCGATTTGCCGAGATAGTCCCGGACGATCCGGCGCGTGTATTTCGTCCGGTTCGTCGATCCGCACCGCCGGCAGCGCGTCGCCTCGGTCCGCTCGATCGGCAGGGCGGGCGTCGGACCGGGCGGACGGCCCGGGCGTTTGCGCGCCGCCGGCGGCGGAACTACCGGCTTGGCCGGCGGGCGCGGGGCGCGGATTTTTTCGCGACGCGGCTGGCGGATTTTCGCGCGCGGCTCGTCGACCGCCGGCGGCGGCGAGGCCGAGGCCAGCGCCGCGTCGATCGCCGCGAGGGCCGCTGGGATTGCCGCCGGCGGGGCGTTCTTTTTGACAGCCTTTTTGGCGGTCTTTTTCGCCTTCCTTTTGACCGCCTTCTTAACGGTCTTTCGGGCGGTCTTTTTCACCGCCTTCCTGGCGGTCTTTTTCGCGGTCTTTTTGGCCGCCTTCTTCTTTACCTTCTTCTTCCGGTTGTTTGCCAATTTTGCCATTTTGTCGATTCCTTTCGTGGCGCGTTTTGCGGTTCAGTCGAGTTTCCTTACGTGGCGGCGTCGGCGCTTCGGTCGGGCGGCCGGCGATTGCTTTTCGAACAGTTCGACGCCGAGCATCGAGGCGCCGGCGGCGCATCCGACCAGGCAGTCGAGCCAGTGATTTTCGCGGGCCGGGTGCGTTTTCCACTCGTCGACCGTCCGGCCGCGGCCCTCGACGGTAACGCGGTATTCGGCGGTTAAATGGTCGGCCAGCATCCGGTGGGGCTTCGGCGACGATCCGAAGATCGACAGACAGCCGGGGTCCCCCATCGCCGCGGCCAGGCGCGTCTGGACGAAACTTTTCCAGAAATTCGCGTCGACCTGGGCGACGTAGGCGGCGCGGCCCTCGGCGACGGCGATACGCCAGTGGTGTCCGTGGCGCTCGTTTTTTTTCCGGCGCGATTGGTCCCACGGAAGCGATGACGCGCCGACGTACAGGCCGCGCGACGCCAGGACCGGCGCGGCGCGATACTGGCGGGCGAAACGAAAGACCACGTCGGGCTCCCATCCCGAATCGATCAGGACCATCGCGGCGCGGAGCTCTACTCCGTCGTCTCGCTTGTAGGGTTTGCCGCCGATGGCGTCGACGCAATCTTTCAGGCCGGCGTAAATGGCGCCCTCTTTTCCGGCCTTGGGATAGCGGTCGGCCAGGATCGCCCGGGCGTTGCGGAGGGTGAAATATTTGTCGACCTTCGCCTGGCGCGGCCAGGTTCCATAGTTTATCAGGTGGCCGGTGAATCGATCCTCCCAGGCGCATACCGTCCAGTACAGGAGCCGCGCGTGAACGTCGACGAACGCGGTCACCACGCGCGCCGCGGCGGGAATCTGGCGGCGCTTCTGGCCGTTGGTCTTGGCGGCGATCTGGGCGGCG